AATCCCAGCCACGGGTTTTTTCTTTTGCGTCCATTTTCAAATCCTCCAGTTATTGCTACACATGTAGCGGATTGCGCACTGTTACCAATGCGCAAGGTCGCTAGACGCTAACGGTTAATCGGAAATCTCGGTGACCATTTGCTACGTTTGTCAAGCCTTTCCTACCATCGCATGTCGATGTTCATAACCGCTGGCCCTGGCCTAATCGGGTTCCGCATCGACACCACGACCCGCATGTTACCTACGTTCATTCCAGATGTCCAATCAATTTTATTTATCCACTCCACACTTCCATGTTACATCGACGGTCGATGGTCGATGGTAGATCAACTTTACTTACAAACATGCGCGTGAGAGCGCGTATTGGCTGACCTTCGTTCCTGGGTACAGTGGGTAGGTGGGGGCAAATCTCGCGTTTTATTTTTTTATATCTTGCACTCTCACAAAATTTGGGGAAATTTAGTAAACGTGAACACAAAACCCAGACAATAGGTGAACAGCATTACACGTCTATATTTCTCCGCAAAGTAATGGTATTGTCACCCGTATACCACCACAGATAGGAGTACCCCAGCTCATGCCCGCCGCCGAAATAAATCAAGTTGATCGTACCCATAATGGAGATGGGAAATCCAGCTTTAGTTATGAGAAGCTTGCCGATACGTTAATCTTGAATCCGAGACTCAGCAGAAAGGAGCTGAGTGAGTTGTTTGGGTACACAGAAAGCTGGATAAGCATTGTAATGCACAGTGATGCGTTCAAAGTGGTAATGCAGCGGAGAAAGGGTGATCTAGTAGATCCGATTCTTAGAGCTACAATCGAGGATCATTATAAGGCTCTGGCCGCTAAAAGTTGCCATGTGCTTATGGAAAAGCTGTCTGCGCCAGTGCATGTTATTTCGGATGATCTTGCGTTGAGAGCAGCTGCACTCGGTGCTCAGATGTTTAAGGCGGCTCCTCCGGTTCCGCAAGCTCCGGAGAGCTCGATAGACAAACTGGCAGACAGGTTGATTGCACTACAGCAGGGACTGCGAGGAACCACCTTGAGGACTCCTGAAATAATTGAAGGTAACACAGTCTAATGTCTGTTCAACTCACTGCAGAACTCATCGAAGCATTTGCAGGGACATTTTTGTCTCCAATGTACGATGACCCGCAGCCAACTCCTCAGTGTCATCGTGAGTGGTGGGAACTGTACTGCAGTTCAGAGTTGTTTGTTGCCCTGGCTGCCCCGAGAGGGCACGCAAAGTCGACTGCATTGACGCATGACTTCGCTCTGGCAAGTGCCTGCTTTCGCATAGAACCGCATATTCTGATAGTGAGTGCGACCGAAGAGTTGGCAATGGCTCACCTCGGTGATATAGCGAATGAGTTGCGGGATAATGAGGAGCTTCGTCGTGCGTTCAATATCAATAAGTTCATTGTTGACTCGAAGTCTGAGATCATTGTTCGCTGTCATCCTGATAAAGAGTATCCGATAGGTTACACCTTTCGCATCCTAGCCCGCGGCGCAGGACAGAAACTTCGCGGTTTGAAGTGGATGGGCCGGCGTCCAGGTCTCATTATCTGTGACGATATGGAGGAGGATGAACAGGTCGAGAATTTTGATCGTAGGAGAAAATTCCGTCGCTGGGTGATGCGCGCACTTCTTCCTCTTGGTCGACGTGAAGGTAAAATTCGCTGGCATGGCACTATATTGCATGAAGACTCCATGCTTCAGCGTCTAATGAATGATCCTACCTGTAAGAGTAAGATTTACCGGGCACATCGCGCATTTGATGACTTCCGAGATATCCTTTGGCCAGAGATGTGGAGTGAGGCTCGACTTCGTGCTCTTCGTAAGAAATACATTGGGCAGGGTGACGCTCCAGGTTACGCTCAAGAAGTCCTCAATGATCCCTTTGCTCAGGACGAGGTATATTTGCGCAAAGAAGATTTCATTCCGATGACAGAGGAAGACCATAAGGCTCAGAAACGCATCTGCATCGGCGTAGACTTTGCGGTCTCTTGCAACTCCAGTGCTAATCGCACCAGCTTCACTGTAGGCGGGCAAGATGCTAAGAACCTTCTCCACATTATCGATCAGCGTGCAGATCGCTGGGACCCCGTGGAGTGGATTGAAGAGATGTTCCGCCTGCAAAATCAGTACGATCCAGAGGCCTTCTTCGTCGAAGATGGTGTTATCTGGAAATCTGTGCGAGGAACCATCTATCGTGAAATGACGGCCCGAGCAGTGTGGATGAACCTGGTCCCCCTCTCCTCCACCAGGGATAAAGCTGTTCGTGGCCGCCCTTTACAAAAACGTCATCGTGCTCATAGTATGCGATTTGATACTGAAGCTGCTTGGTATGATGTTTATGAAGCCGAGTTACTTCGTTTTACCGGGACTGGAGATGCTCGGGAAGATGATCGCTTCGATTCTACCTCTATCCTTGTTCGTGGTTTTGAATCTCTTTCAGAACTTCAGGATGAAGATTTCATGGATGAAGAGGAGCTTGACCTTATTTACGGCGGTCCACAGAAGCAGCTTGGGCGTTCTATTGTGACTGGATACTGATATGATGAATATTGCTAATCTACGCATCTACACCAATGTAGAACTTGTTCGAGCGGTTCAAAGTAGTCCAGATTCAACTGCTACAGAACTGGAACTTGCTAGCAGACTCGATACATGTCTTAAGGAAATTAGCGAACTTGCTGCAGAACTTGAAGAGATTCGCAGTAAGCTTGAAGTTGTTACGCTAGTACTGTAAAGATACTGATCTCATGCTAACTTTAAATGCCAAGCTTAAGCTTACCGACATCGTTCAAGATGATAATGTCGCCGAGTCTCTTTCTCCTGAAGATTGTAAAGCCATAGCACAGCATGTATATGCCACTTGGGAGTTGGACCAGCAGTCCCGTAGTGAGTGGGAAAAGTCTACGTCGGAAGCTCTAAAGCTAGCAACCCAGGTTGCAGAAGCTAAGACTTTTCCATGGCCTAACTGCTCTAACGTCAAATTCCCACTTATCACCATTGCAGCATTGCAGTTTCACGCCAGAGCCTACTCATCTCTTCTTCCAGGCCCTGATGTAGTCAAGTGCCGCGTTTATGGTAGTGACCCAGAAGGAATTGAAGCTGCACGTGCTCAGCGAGTCTCCGAGCATATGAGCTATCAGGTAATGGAGGAAGATAGAGCTTGGGAAGAAGTTCATGATCGCATCCTCATTACAGTCCCAATCGTTGGTTGTGCCTTCAAGAAGGTATTTTTCGATCCACGTCTCGGTTATATTGTTAGTTCTTTTGTCCCTGCTCGCAACCTCTACATTCCTTACTTCGCCAGCAGTCTTGAATCTGCAACGCGAATTACAGAGTATATAGAGGTTGCACCTAATGATATGGTGTCGATGGTCCGAAGTGGTCTTTTTCTCAAGGAAGCTCTTGATAATACTCCCACTTTTTCTGGCACATTTAACTCACTTCGTCAAGTCCAAGATACTGTGCAGGGAGTTAATGAAGCTGCAGATGATTATGATCGACCATATGAGACACTGGAACAGCATGGCTGGCTCGATCTGGATGGAGATGGGTATAAAGAACCCTACATCATTACGATTCGTAAAGATACTCAGTGTCTCTGTCGCATTGTAGCTCGTTTTACGCGCACTGCAGTCCAGAAGAATAGCAAGGGAGAGGTCCTCCGCATTGACCCGACACACTACTACGAGAAGTATAGTTTCATCCCAGCTCCTGATGGGGGTATCTACGACCTAGGCTGGGGGCGCCTACTTGGCCCACTCAATGAGTCTATAAACACTGCCATCAATCAACTTATTGACTCAGGAACTCTGGCCACAACTGGCGGAGGTTTCCTCGGGAGAGGAGCACGTTTGCGGTCTGGAAATATTGCTTTGAAACCCTTTGAGTGGATCAGAGTCGATGCAACTGGCGACGATTTGCGCAAGAGCATCGTTCCAGCTACCTTTCGTGATCCATCTGCAGTGTTGTATAACCTTCTCCAGCTTCTTATCAACTATGGCGAGCGTGTAGCTGGTGTAACAGATGCCCAAGTCGGTATCACTCCTGGTCAGAACACACCTGCTGAAACTACTCGAACCGTGGTAGCGGAAGGCCAGAAGGTGTTTCTCGGTATTCTCAAGCGATTGTATCTCTCCATGAAGTGGGAATTCCGCAAACGTTATCTCCTAAATCGGCATTTCCTCGATGCAGAGGTTAGCTATAACAGTGCAATCTCTGGGGAAGCTCGCAAAGTCCTTGCACTCGATTACGCCCCAAGTGAGAAGTTAATCTGTCCTGCCGCTGACCCTAACATGCTTACAGATGCACAACGTCTCCAGCAAGCTCAACTCCTCAAACAGTCCGCAGCCACCACACAAGGTTACGATTTGGCCGCAGTAGAGCGTCGATTCCTTGAAGCGATTCGTGTTTCTGACATTTCCACTATATTCCCTGGTCCAGAGAAAGTCCCTGCTCAACCGCACTACCGCATCCAGATTGAGCAAATGCGCCTTGAAGGGCGTCAGTTGGAGCAGCGAAATAGTATTAAGCTCGCAGCTCTAAAACTTCTTGGAGAAGCTGATCTCAACCAAGCTAAAATAGCCAAGTTGCAAGCAGAGGTCTTTGCAATAATGCAACAAACTCGTGGAGCTCAAACACAGCAACAGATTTCTATTATAAACGCTCAAATTGGGGCAGCTAAAGCAAAACAGGAAGCCCTGTTAAAAGCTGCAGCCCTTCTTCAACGCAGCATTCAAACAAAGGAAAAAGATAGTGGGGAATCGTCCTCAGATAACGGAGCAGGATTGGATGGATTGGAAGCTGAATCCAGTGACAATTTGCTTCAACAGGCGCCTGGAGACGTTTCTGGACAGTCTGAAGCAGCAATGGGTCTCGGGTAATTTCACCGCGGCCACGTCTGACGAAACTGCTCAACTTAACGCCGTAAATATCGGCAAAGCCCAGATGGTCCAGGATCTCCTTGACCTTACATTTGAAATCTTAGTAGAGGAAACAGAGTGAATACCTCAGGAATTAGACCAACCGGTCATATTTTGCTAGTCCTTCCAGATGAAGTGGAAACCACGACGGAATCTGGAATCGTGCTTGCCACATCAAGCCAGCATCAGAGAGAAGAAATGGCACAGACCGAAGCTGTAGTCGTAGAACTTGGTAATACAGCTTACCGAGATCAAGTCTCTCCTTGGTGTGAAGTTGGTGATCGTGTCATCTTTGCCAAGTACGCCGGTACTGTAAGTAAGGGTCGTGACGGACGCACTTATCGCCTGATTAACGATCTCGATGTGAAAGCCATTTTGGAGTCTAGTGATGTCTGAAGCCAATCTTGAAGAACAAGTTGCCACGCCAAGTCCTGCAGAAGCCGAGGCCCGCCTCTTTGGCTGGAAACCTCTTGACGAATTTCATGGAGACCCAGCTCGTTGGAGGGACGCCGATGCCTTTCTTGAAAAGGGGCGTCAGATCAACGGGTTTCTCCGCAGAGACTTCGATAAACTCCGTCAGGAACTCCATGCTCGCGACGCCCAGATAGCCGATCTGCAACGCAGCATCACGCAGTTCGCCGAGTACCACAAAGAGACAGAGGCCCGGGCACTCGAACGTGCTCGCAAAGAGTTGAACGCCGCTCGTAAAGAAGCTCTCCGAGCTCAAGACGGTGAGCGTGTTGTCGAAATCGAGGAGCGTCTTGAAAGCCTGGACGAGGCCGCAGCTCAGATGCGAGTAGCCCCTCCGGTGGTTGCTCCAAAACCAACCGGACCAGATCCTGTTTTCAAGAAGTGGGTAGATGACAACCCCTGGTACACTGAGAATCGTGTCCTTCGGGCACTCACGCACGACTATGCCGAGGAGTTAAAGCAGACCAATCCTCAGCTTGTCGGCGTTGAATTTCTCGATCAAGTGAAGAATCGCGTGCAAGCTGCCCACCCGGAGTTTTTCCAGAATCCCGCAAGGACTCGTCCCGCCGCAGTTGGTACTGGTTCCGCTGAGAGCGACCCACGCCCAAGTCGCAAACGGACTTACGCCGACTTGCCTGTGGAGGCCCGTATCGCTTGCGACCAGTTCGTGAAAAAGGGATTCGTTACTCGCGAATCCTATGTTAGAGACTATTTTGGAGATGAAGCAGCATGAGCGCACCGATCATAACCTCGCAAGTTCGTGCTGAACACGATCGCCCGCAGCGTCCTCGGCGTATTCCCTTCGGAGTCCCAAAGACTAAACTCGGTGTCAATCTCAGCATCCCTGGATACCACCTTTATTGGTGCAACGACACCGAGAACCAGATAGCGGAAGCCCAAGCTGGCGGCTACGAATTCGTAACACCCAAGGAAATAGGCGAAGTCCGTGAGGACTCCCAGGTTAGGCGGCTAGTCGGAACAAAGAAAGACGGTTCGCCCCTCTACGCTTACTTGCTGAAAATCAAACAGGAGTGGCATGAGGAAGACAAGGCACAACTGGCAGAAATCGACGACCAGTTTGAGCGCGCGATTCGTCGCGGCAAGCTGTCTGAACAACCCGGTGATGCTCGCTACGATGGCGGCATCCAATTCCGCACTAACCGAACTTAAGGAGTTTCACTATGGCTAATGCTGCCGCCCCTTTCGGGCTTCGGCCTTCGCACACTGTCACGGGAGCTGCCTATAACGGGCAGGCCCGTATGTACCGCATTCCCAGCACTGACTCGGTTGCCTACTCTGTCGGTGATGTTGTCACTGATGCAGCTGGTGGTGATGTCAAAACCGGCGTTTCTGATGTTGCCATCTACGGCACTCGGAGTAGCACCTCCACTTCCGGCAACACTCGTGGGGTAATTGTTGGTTTCGCCACTGCCGCCGGTAACGTCGGTGGAAGTACCGCAATCGTTGGCGGCGATCCTGACGCTCCGAGCCTCATGATCATCCCGGCCACCAAGACGAAAGACTACTACGTCTATGTTTGCGACGATCCCAGCATGATCTACGAGGCCCAGACCAACACGATCGCATCCACTGCATTCAACAAGAACACAGGGCTCGCAGTCGGCGCAGCTCCCACGGCAACGTCTCCGAACTGCAAGACGATTGTCGATGGAGCTAGTGCCACCACTACCTCAACTCTCCCGATCAAGATCATGGGAGCCCCGGAGCGTATCGACAACGATCTCACTTCGCCAGGTACCAATGCCTACATCTGGGTCATGTTGAACACCCATGATCTGACCAGCCCGACGGCCGGCGTCTAACCCTTAACCAACATCAAGGAGAATCACAATGGCCGGTGTCATCACCACCTCGAATCACCCAAAACTCCTCTGGCCCGGACTCAAGGGCATCTGGGGTCAGGTCTACAACGAACACAGTCCAGAGTACACGGATCTGTACGAGATCCAAGGCAGCGAAAAAGCCTACGAGGAATTCGTGCAGGTCAACGGCTTTGGTCTCGTCCCCGTCAAGTCGCAAGGCGCTCCAGCAGTCTTTGACTCCGAAACGCAGGGTACGGTTTCCCGCT